ATGCTGTCCTTCATTCACAAAGGATTCCGCAAACAAGCGGCTCTTGGCATCAAGATTCATCTCGAAAATTGGGATGCTGAACAATGCCTTGTCACCTCGAAAGAGAAAAATCACCGACACATCAATCAGCGTCTGCAATTCTTCCGCTCTGCTGCGGAGGGTGTAATACTGCGCCACTATGGACTGAATAGTGACGGAGCAACTATCTACGCTGACCTTGAAGCTGCTCTTTTCCCGGAAAAGGTAGAGGAAAAGATAGAGGCAGAGAAAGCAGCGATTGAGGAAGAAAAAGCCGCTAACGGTTTGTTGGAGGTGGCGAAAAGGTTCACCGCGATGAAGAAGGAGTCCACTCGACTTACCTACGAGCGGACGGTGAAGCACATCGAAGCGTTCATCGGCAAAGGGCAGACTAATGTTCTCGATGAGGTAAACAAGTCTTGGCTCACCGCCTTTGACAACTATCTCGCGGAAAGCAACCCCTCGCCCAATGCTCGCGCCCTCCACTTCCGCAACCTACGCGCTATCTTCAACTACGCCCTTGACGAGGAACTGACAAGCAACTATCCTTTCCGTCGTTTCAAGATTAAGACGGTAAAGACCGACAAGCGTAGTCTGTCAGTTGAGGTGCTTCGTCAGGTTCTCGACTATCCCGTTGAAGATTGGCAGGTAATGTATCGCGATATGTTCAAGCTCTCCTTTATGCTTATGGGCATCAACTTTGCCGATATGCTGAACTTGAAAAGAAGCGATATGCGCGAGGGTCGCATCGTTTTCAACCGCCACAAGACGGCTCGCCTTTATTCCATGAAGGTAGAGCCGGAGGCAATGGCACTGATTGAGAAGTATGCCGGAAAGGATCATCTTCTCTCTATCATGGATAGCCGCAAGGATTACCTGCAATATGTGCGGCAGACCAACAACGCCCTGCGCAAGATTGGCGACTGCGAGCGTAGCGGATTGGGCGGCAAGAAAACACATCATGCCATATGCCCGGAACTCTCTACCTACTGGGCGCGTCACACTTGGGCGACCATAGCCGCAAGCCTTGACATTCCAAAGGAAACCATAGCGGCTGCACTCGGTCACGGAGGCAATACCGTTACCGACATTTACATTGACTTTGACCGAAGAAAGGTAGATGAAGCCAACCGCAAAGTCCTCGACTGGGTACTTTACGGTGGCACTAAGATGGAAGCACCTGCGAAGAAGCGAGGTAGACCGAGAAAGATTGCTTAATCATCCTTAATCGGATAGAACACGCCTTTGATGAGCTGCGACATTCCGTTCTCCGTGAATGTCGCAGTTAGTTTTTCACAGATATAGCGTTTGCCACGGATGAAGAACACGGCACGGGGATTGGGGATAGAATCGGAAATGAACTTGAACGTAGTCTTCTGTTTGGCCTCTATCGGGTGTATGTTATGGCGGCGGAAGATGTGTCCGTGATTCAGGCGCATGGAGAAGTGGATATTGCGGTAGTGCGACCAGTCCGGCAAGACTTCTATGTTCTCTGCGTATGGGTGCGGCAGCTTGCCTTCATAGGCGGCATCCGCAGCCCCATCCCACCATGCCACATATATCATATTGTAGTATTCGGCCGTCTTCGTCCGCTCCCCTGCGGTGAGCGACTGATAGGAATAAGGCTGGTATAATGTGGCATCTATTTCCTTTTTTCGCTCTGCGGGGTCACGCGAGTAGGATGTTCCCGTGCTGTCGTTCTCGTCATAGCCGGAGAAAGAGAGGAACAACACCCTGCCGTATTTCTCCTCGGTGTCGTCTATCCATGCCGGTACGAACTCTATCTCCACCTGCTCCGCGTCCTCGCTGTCGTCCACGATGCGACCGCCAAAGAGATTGACAGGCCGTAGTTCCATTTTATAGGAGTAGAGGTTAGGCATCCATCCGCTACGTTTCTCTACCAGCGTTTTGGAAACGGCACGCACGATGAAATAAGTATCAATGTTCTCGGCATAGAGCAGTCTGTTGCGGTTGGTCTTTTCTCCCCTACGTGACTGTCCGTCCCAGGTGGCAAGCTGCCGGTTTTCTGCAAGAAGGTCATTCATGGAAGCATATCTGACAGCATCGGATTTCCATGCCTTTATAAACCAGTCGCATGAGTAGAACTTCCACATTTCGTGGTCGCACTCCTTGTAGACAAGATTCTTGGCTTCCATGTACTCGCATCTGCCATCCTCGACCGTTACTTCTGTGGAATACTCGTCCACGATGTTGTCAAGCACAACCGGTTTCGTGTCTGCCAATACCGTATCGGTAAAAGTGAAGTCAATGGTTTTGGCGCGGTGGTTGAGAGTGAACTCTCCGCCTAAGAACAGTTCCAGTTTCTCGAAGTATTCCGCCACCGTCCAATGTGGCAGGGCACGTGCGAAGCCGCCTGTCCCCCAGGCATAAGGGAGCGTGTTGCAGATAAGGAGATACCTGTATTCCTCTACCTCTTCCAACTGTGAGAAGTCGCAGGAGTAACCGACCGCCTCACATATCTTCTTGGTGATATAGAGGAGATAGGGCTGCCAAGAGCGTCCACGGCATTCTGCATTCCACGTCCAATAAGCCGGACCGCTATTGGTGGCCGGATTGTAGTCGCAAAGGTTCTGGATATTTCCCGAAGCGTCATTGACCCAAGGCAGGGCCACGCACTTCATTCCGTTAAGTTCGGGATTCCAGGCCTTGTCCGGGGTACTGCCGTCACAGCCGGAAGCCGAGCCGAGATCAAGTTCGTTGATGTAGACCTTATCGAAAGTCTTGTCAAAATTCTGTTCGCTTCGCCCCTCCAGGAATTGTGTTTTGACTTCCACCTCGCTTATTTCCGTGACGGTTATGGAACCGAACTTGTAGAAGCCCCGGTCGCGTATCTCGCAGTCGTATATCACCTTTTGGGCGATAACGTCTGCACGATTGATGTTCCCGAAAATGGCGATGTTCTGAGGACAGCCTCGGAGTGGAAAGGTTATAGTGAGCGTATAACCGTCCGAGCCGGAGAACATACGGTTTTCGGAAACATACTCAAACGATGTGCCTTTCTTCAAGGCTGCGAGTTGATTGTTTACATATATCTGCATAATTACCTGTGTTATTTTCGTGACTTTGGAGATTTATTTTTCATCAGTCTGTCGTAGTCGTCCTGTGCTTTCTGCATACCGTGGTCGCCTGTTACGGTGTTCACCGTCACAAATGGCTCGTTGAGCCTTGTGTCGAGGCGGTCAAGTGTAGCATAAAGCCGTTCATCAGTCTGCGAGGACTGATTATAGGTAGTGTTGTTCACCACGGTTGGGGCTTGTGGCTGTGCTGCTATTACTGCCGGTGCAGTAATCGTGCGCGACACATCGGCGGCAGTTATAGAGCCGATAGTGTTGGTTCGCTGCGCATAGTCCAAAGCCTCCAACAATGGGCGGGTTCGGGGATTATTGACAAGTCGCTGCGAGGCGACCCATTCCCCTTTGTGAACAACACCTGCCACTTCATCGGATTTACCTTTCGGAGTAAAGCCGCCTGATTCATACCCCGTAGCCTCGGATTGCTGTTGCTGTTTCTTGATGGCTGCAATCTGTATAGCACCTGCGGCCACTGCCATAGCTGCTGCAATAGGTGCAAGGATGTAGCCGACCACCGGGATAGCCGCTGCCGAGCCGTATGCGTTCAGGGCGTTTGTGGCGGTCTGCGCAACTGCCTGTATTACCTGCATAGCGAACATTTTGCGGTTCGCTTCCTTCTTGGCTTTGGCTATCTCCTTTTCCTTGTCGCGTTCGAGTTTCTTCACCTTGTAAGAGTTCCCCTCGGCACGGGATATTTCGGCATCATACCGCTTGTTTATTTCAGCGGTCTGCATTTCGAGTTCAGCCTGCATCATGGATGAGAGCTGCGAGAAGATTGCCGACATACCCGAAACGAGCGTGTCGAGTGTCCCGGTCAGAGCCTTGCCACCATCAGAGTTGAGCCATTCGATAGAATCGGCGATACCCTTTTCCATAGCGTTGCGAGTATCTTCCTCGGCAAGAAGTCCATACTTCTTTTTGAGGGCGAGCTTCGCTTTCTCGTAGGCTTCATCAATACGGAGTTTTTCTGCTGCATTCTCTCCGGCTGCTTGCAGTTCCCTTTGATATACGACATCGAGCATGGCGAGGTCGGCATCATATTTTGCCTGTGCCTCCTGTGGATTGTCACCGAAGTAGTCCTTTTTCATGGCGGCATACTTGGATTCGAGCCTTTCGGTCTCCTGTTGCTTGCGCAGCATCTGCGCGATCAACAGAGACTGGAGTTGTTGCTCGGCTTGAAGCCGTTCTTTGCTTACCTCCTTGGCGAGAGCCACAAGTTTGCGCTGATGCTCGATTTCGGCTTCCTCGGTTTTGAGGTCGTAGGTTTCCTTGGAGATAGAGCCGTCAATGTAGAACTGCTTCAACTCGGCAAGATGCGTGTTATAGCGGTTGTTTTCCTCGTCGATGGTCTGTTCATCGATATGCTCCTGTTGCTTGCGCTGTGCTTCGCGCCACTCGGCTGTTATCTTCAGTCGCTCCGTTTCCGTGAGATCGGTGTGCTGCAACTGCCGCTCGTGGAACTCTACCGCTATTTCGTCCATACGTTTGGTGTGGGCGATGTAGTCGGTCTCGCCGGTGGCGTAGGCGATACGAGAGGATGCTTCTTCCTGTTCGCGCCAGTCTTTTTCTTTGGCGAACTTGTCAGTAGTACCCGAACCGCTACCACTCCCCGAACCACCTCCGCCGGTATAGGTAATAGGCACGTTGGGTGTTTCCGGCTCAGCAAGGGCATCCGCAGAAATTTCGTATTTCTTGCGGAGATATTCGTTGGCTTCGTTGAGCTGACGCTGTTTGCGCAGGTTGGCTTGATATGCCGCCTCGGAAGCGTTGTAGGTCTGACCCGTAGACGCAACCTTTCGGGCATACGGTGCGACATTCACCAGATTACCTGCTGCTGCATCGGTTGAGTTGGTGTAGTTCTGATAGCTCTCCATTTCACGGGCGTTCTCCCAATCTCTGACGGCGGCATCGTGTGTCGCCTTGTCCTTGTCGCGCTTGGATTTAAGACCCGGAGCCTGTTGTTCGAGTGTGAGAAGTTCTTTCTCATTCTGAACAATCTTCTCTGCGGCTGCTCTTGCACGGGCAACCTCGATGATAGAATTGCGCAGTTTGTCGTAGGCGACACGCGCATTGCCGACCATAATCTCCTCGGTAGATAGATTCTTGAAGTAGTCGGGATAGAGTGCCTGTAACTGCTCGGCTGCTTTTCTGCGCTCATCCTTAGACTTCTTCTCATCAGTGGCTGCCTTATATAGAGCGTCAAGTCGCGCAATCTCCTTATGGGAGTATTCTGCCGAGGCTTCATCGAGGTCGGTAAGCGACTTTTGGTATTCCTCCTGTTCCTTACGCGCTTTCTCCGCTTCCTCTCGTGCTGTCTTCCAACGGTTGGCGAGGGCGTAGATCGCTGCACCGAGGGCAAGCACCAGTCCTACCCAGTTGGAGAATTTCATTGCCGCCATAGACTTGCGCCATCGCTCCTGCATGGCATAGTTCACCTGCAAGCCGTTGGTGAAATACTGCACGGCATTTACCAACGGAGTGAACAGAAGGCGGACGGCAGGTAAAATCATTCTGACAAGTCGCATCGCTCCATGAAAGAGCGTTGTCGCCTTAGTTGCCATGACGGTATGATAGCGGTAGACTATCATAATGGCGTTGTAGGCGGCAATGGCGGTTACACCGGCTATTATCTCCTTGCGGTACTTGATAAAGAAATCGACCATAGCCGAGAGGGCTTTAAGGGCGATTGTCGAAGAAGAAATGACGAGTCGCATCACGGGCTGTAATTTTTCTCCGAGCTCCACGGCAAGTTCGTGGACGCGGTTCTTCGCTTTGTCAAGTTGTGCCTGAACGGTATTGTTCTGCACCTCGAACTCCTTGTCGATAGAAACCGCTTCGGCGAAGGCTTCGTTGGCGACAAGCTGCTGGCTCTTGACCTCGTCGATATGGTTGGCGAGTGTCGAGAGTGCGGATATGGCTCGCGAGCCGTTCTCGCCCATATCCTTGAACATCGGAGAGAGAACATCCATACTGCCGGCACGTTTGAGGGTCGAAAGGAACTCAATCAGTGCGGCGTTCATATCGGTTTTTACCAACTTGGCGAATTTCTGCACGTCCATACCTGCGACTTTGGCGTACTTTGCCGGGTCTTGGTATATTCGGACAATAACCTGCGAGAGAGCGGTCGAAGATGCTTCGAGCTTTTGATTGTTGCTGTCGAGGACAGCGGCAAAGCCCATAATCTGCTGTACGGTCATACCTGCTTGCGCTCCCACGCCACCCATTCGCGATGCGAACTCTGCGATATAGGGAGCGGAAGCGGAGCAGTTCTGCGATAACTCGTTTATCACAGAACCTACCGACAGCAGGGCTTTCTCGGTGCCGAGCCGCTTCTCGTCCCCGAATATACCTGTCAGTTTGGAGAGGGTCAGCGTGGCTCCGCTGCCGAGGTCGTCAAGTGCAACATTGATTTTGTCGGCTGCGCGGACAAAACCGAGGACATCTTCTTGTGAGTTTTTTCCGAGTCGTCCTGCTTCCTGGGCGAGTTGGTTAAGTTCCTCTCTCGGAGTACGGGTGTCTATCTTCTTGAACTCCTCGTTGAGCGCACCGACTTCCTCGGCTGACATACCCGTAAATTTGCGGACATTAGCCATCTCTTGCTCCATTTCCGCGTAGGCATTTACCGCCTTACGCCCTGCCATTACCAATCCCGTAATGGCTGCACCGACAGCGAGGAGAGCCATCTGCCACTTGTTAATCCAGTTGATGACGCGGTCAGAGAGTGATTGTTGCTCTCGCATGGCGGAGTTTACGTTATCAATCTCTCTCTTGACCGCCTTAATCTTCTCTATCTGCGCATCCCACGCGGCTGTGCCTCGCTCGATGCCGTTCAGCTCGTTCTTCAACTGCTTCAATGTCTTGTTCAGCTCCCGAGGTGTCGCCTTGTCGAGCCGATGGAGAACTTGCTCGCAGGTGGCGGCAGAGCCTTTCAATTGCTCCATAGTCCGTTGGGTGGCATTGAGTTCACGCTGAAGTTTCTTCATCGTGGCTTTGTCACCGGCTTTGGCGGCTTTTTCAATCTGCTTTTCCAAATGCTTTGCATCCTTTTCCAGAGAAGAAAGCATCTGCTGAGCCTGTTTGCCGTTCACGGAGAGAACGACTTGGGCGGTAGATGTATAATTTGCCATAATTCCTTATCAGTTTAGAGGTAAATGGTAAGAGGTAAAAGATATTTTGCTCTTGATGCAAATATCGCCACGGATTTTCATACTGGAAAAGACGTGAGAGGTGTCGGTTCTCATACCTCTATGCCCTTACCTTTTACCTCTAAACGACCTTGATTTTGATGGGCGGCACCCCTGCCGATGGGTCCCGTCGAAATCAAGCCTTAAAAATTTGACTGTCAGGCAAATTTGACATCTCGCGAGGTGTCCGCTCTACAAAAATCTTCGATTTGTAGGGGCTTGCGAGATGATAAGTCCGAAGAATGAGGACTTTGGAGGTTACGGAGGCTTGCCTCCGTAGGGGCTTTGCACATCCCCCACCGCGCTGATTTACAATTTCTTAACAGCTCTTTGACCCCCACCGCTATATGCAGAACGGGCGGTAAAATCGTTGCCGTGAAGGTCTAATTTCCGCATCGTGGAAATTGACCTTTGCGACAGCCACCGCTTTGCTCACTTGTGAGCGTTTAATGTGGCGATGTGCGGTGATGACGATGCTGTGCGTAACGGAGGTGAGCCAGCCAAAGGAACGGAGGGAACTCGGAGTGCCTACATCAGGATTAGAGCAAATGGCAGGTGTCGTGCAACGCAGTGGAGCGACAGGCACTTTGTTGTAGGCTTGTCCTATAACAGTGTGCCGACCTGCCCTTGCCCTAAGCCGTAGGCAAACTCGGAGTGAGTGAAGTGGTTGGCCGACTGCCGTAGTGGAGTTAGTGCATCGTCGCACCGTGCATCGGGGTCCGGGGTGGGCGTATAATCAAGGTGCGCAGGGCTTGTGTCGGTTTTGGGTGAAGTGGAGCTGACGAGAAGCGAAAGGGAAATGTAGGCGTAGCCGGAGCAAACAGCGAATGAAGGGTGTCGTGCAACGCAGTGAAGCGACAGGCTTTCTCTTAAATCCCTTGCGGTTTGAGAGTAAGCCGTCCCTTCCTCGCCGTGCGCCGCAGGCTGCTCGGGCATAGACGTAATGCACCTCGCGGCTCGTGGCGGAATGAGCGGTGAACCGACGCACCCGGAGCGAATAATCCTCTTTCTGCCGATAGGCGTAACACCGTGCATACGTTCTCCTCTATGGGTGGGAGAAGCGGCTGTCAATGATGTTAAGGGCTTCGGAGAGAATGAGGGAGCGCAGCGGCCAGGCATCAAGAGCCGGAAAAACAAGCGGAGGTTTCGGGGCACACTGGAATTGGAACGACCCGGCCCGTAAGGTGTCGGGGGAAAGTGGAAATGGAAGCGTGAAGATAGTTTGTAACCGTAGGTGCAGACAGTAGCGACCCGGCACCGTGACGCAGGAGCGGTGTCGGGATTAAGCGCATGGCAAGCCGGAGGGCGCAATCTATCGACCCGAATACCGAAGCGGTCGCTATTCACAGGGAGGAACGACCCGTGAACAACGATGTTCGGGCTTGAAGATGTACAGGACGGAAGCGGACGATTGAACGCAGATTGTCTAAGACATCAGCATAAGCCGCTTCGGGTGGGGAGAATAATCAACGTATGCGAAAAACAAACGAGCCATCCTTGCGGACAACTCGCTTGTCGATAAATGAAGAAATTTACTCTCAGAGTGTAGAATAAGTTATCGTTTTCGATAGAAAACATATAATAAACCACCTATCACAAGTATTGTGATTACGAACATTGCTGTGCCGTCAGGCGGATTATAGAGGCGCGTTGTGGTGGTGTGTTCTGTTGAAGTCTCGGCGGCTGATTGATGATACGCCACCGTATCAAGTCGATTGAAGGCTTCAACACTATCTCTATGAACACGCCGCTGATCTATGACGCGCCCACGTACTGCCTTCAGGTGAATAATCTCCGGCTGACAGGCGACTGTGTCGCCGATATAATAAGGTCTTTCGATATTGATTTTCAGGGTATCGAAGCTAAAATCAATATTCCTTATGAGCGAGTCAATCACCGCTGTTGTGCGGTGATGCTCAGACCGTGCGACGCTGTCGACTGACAGCGAGGTATTACTGACAACCTCTTTGTGGGAGCGGCAACCGCCCAAAAAGGCGGTTGCCGCGAGAGCAAAGAGCATATAGAAATGGCGAAGGCGTTTCATAGGTCTTTATACTCTTTGGTAGCGTCGAATGACGGACAGGCTTTGTTAGCAAAATCGCGGTGGCCGTGAATAGCGGCTATCGTGTATTTTGCCTTTAATTCACGAAGCAGCTTCAAAAGCGCAGCCTTTTGAGCGTCTGTCCGTGTATCTTTCGGGGTCTTGCCGTCTGACGCACAGCCTCCGATGTAGCAAACTCCGATTGAGTTTGCGTTATGCCCAGTGCAGTGTGCGCCGACCTGACTCTCAGGTCTGCCACTATGTACCGAGCCATCGCGATAGATTACATAATGATAGCCGATGCAGCGGAAGCCTCGCTGACGATGCCAACCGTCAATATGTTGGACTGTGAAATCCTTGCCCTCCGGCGTAGCCGCGCAATGGACGATGATTTTGTCAATCTTCCTCATGTGATTTTGTGTTGTTGGTGTTATACTGATAGTGATATTTCATACCGAAAACCGCGCCCGCGAAAGTGAGAATTTCGCCGAAAGCCACGAGGACGGAGTCGTGGATTTCGCCGGGCGGCGGCACGATGAAACCTGCTACCAACAGGCCGCATCCGACCACGATTAGAAAAATCGCTGAAAGGAGCGTGATTGTAGGTTTGTGTTTGCGAATTTCCATTGTAATATGTTGTGTATGTGAGATATTATTGCTAATTTTGCATAGTAAGTGAAGACAAGCTAATCAACCCGGACACCTCTCAACGATGTAAAGCCAAGCTAAGAAAAATGTACACCTCTCAAGTATGCGAGATAGCATCTCCTTATGGGCTATCGGCGTCGCAGTATTCCGGATAGCAGTCCCCGTATTTTTCCTCCGGGCTATCATGTGAGCCGTTTATGAGATAGCAGTCCCCGAAGCGCAAGCTCCGGGCTATCTTTTTTATAGGGGTATGTGTTATCGTGAGAAGTGCCATGTTTCCATTGCCGGATTATATACGATTGAGAACTCGGCAAGCGAGCTTACGAGGTTGGCGATTGAGATGCGCGAGCGTCCCGGCAAGATTTGTTTGGCGAAGCCGATAGCGAAGCGGAAACGCAACATCCGATGTTTCTTTGCGTTCTTGGGGTCGAGCATACAGACACAGGAACGCCCCCACGCAACGAACGGTGTGCCATCCCTGCGTTTGAAAGTCTTTATGATGGTTTCGGGCGTGTATGCGTATGCGTTTGCCGGTTCGCAATAATGAATATGTGAGTTGGCGCTGAACATCAGATAATTTCCTGTGTCGATTTTGACCGTATAGCACGAACCGAACAGATTCCACCCTTTGCGCTTGTCGCAATACTTTTTCCGTGGTTCTCCTGCCGCAATGGCTACCTTGTCGCCCCACTGGTTGCGTTTGCGCGTGTTCCGAAAGAGATATGGCACATATCCGTCGGCCACAAGCTGCTGCGCACCTAACAGACGGAGTTTGCCGTTCTCGACAGTAACAGAAATCTGTGCATTGTTGTATAATCCTTTCGAGTCTTCGGTCATACCGAGTTTTGCCTGAATCACATCGAGGAGTTTTTCTATATCGGCAACAGCTCGTCGGGCGTTGTTCAGGTCGATAACCTGCTGCGCTCGCATAGCTCCGGCACGTTCGGTAGTCGCCTGTTGTATGAACACACTGTCGGTGTAAGTGCCGATTGAGCCGTTGGCAAGGTCAACGGTCTTGATGTCGGCGAGGATATGGTTGCGGTCTGCTTGTCCCTGCCGGAGAGAAACGAGGGCTTGGCCGGCTGCTTTGAAGCCGTCAAGGAGTTTCTTGATAGTTTCAACGGTGTCGGAAGTGCCGGCAGTAGCTATAAGGTCTGCAAGCCGTTGCAGGATATAGCCGAGCGATTCAGGAGTGATAGCGTCCTTGGCTTTCAAGGCGCGAAACTCGGTAATGAGTAGGGAGATTGATTTTGTGTCAATAGCCATAACAATGCTGATTAGATGCAGCAAAGTTATGGCTATCACAATACAGACGAAAAGACAAGAAAAGCAGTGTCAGAGAGTAACTGACCTGCGCATAATGTCGGGATTGAGGGCGTTGGAAACTGCCCGACAAAATTCTTGTCCGAGGCTGTCGGCATAAAATTCCTGAATGTTCATCACGGAGGCATAATACTTGCGAGAGAACCAACGCTTGCGTTTGCGACCGTTGGCTTTGCCAATGTCGCCGGGGTTTCCTCGCGGAGTATTGCGTCCCGTACCATAATCGACAAACAAGCCGTATGTGTTGAAGGCTTGGGAAAGGGTTATGTCTATGAACTTTCCGTCGGCAGTCATGGAGATGCCGACCGTTGAGCGGTACAACGCCCCTGTGTCTACCGCTCCGAGCAGGGCGATTTGTTCGCGCCATATCTTTACCATTGTGGCATTGAAGGCTTGGACGTATTTACGCCGGGCTTCAAGCTGTTCATCATTGTTTCCACTCATCGGCATTAAATCTTAAATCGGTGTAGACATCGACAGCGATTTGGAAGTATGCACAAGCACAGCCGGAGAAAAAATATCGGTCAATCTCGTTGAACGATATTCGGGGGTCGATGTATATGCAGTTCTGCTCTAATCTGACCCTTTCGAGGATGAGTTTCGACATGAATTGTCGGAACAGTTCGCGCATCGTTTCCATGCACTCCGAGCGAGCTGCCATATCTTCGGCGGCATGACGCATGGCGAGGAAAACGGTTTTGACTCGCCGAGTGCGAGGAGTGTTGTTTAACTCGGTATAGCCGTCGGCTATATCGCTGACACAGCAGAACGCGATGGCGGTCTGCATTTGTGCGAGTGCTTCCTCGAAGCCCTCCAAACCGCTAACGCGGCAAAACAGGAAGTTTTCAGCGTTGGCGAGATTGTTGGTGGCGCAAAGATTTTCAAAGAAAAGCGATGCATCCCAACGTCCGAGTAAATGAGTTGATGAGTTATTTCCCATTGGTGCTGATTTTGGCGTTGAGTTCCTTGTATTCACGTGCTTGTGCGTTTAACTCCGTTAAAGCACGGTGCGTATCGAGAGCGAGGACTTCGGCTTCTTTGGTGATGTCGCCTTTGGTGAGCGCACGGATTTGTGCGTTCATAGCGTCCTCGACCGAGGCGTTAGCCGAGCCGAGCAGGTTGCCGTCGTCGGCACCGGCCACCGGCTGAAAGAAGTCGGAGTATTTCTTCGACAGCGTTTCTTTCAGTGATGCAAACCAGTAGAATATGTTGATGCGCTCCGCCTGCTTGAAAGTCATTGACTTGCCGTAGAGCGTTGCTCCGAGTTCGTCGAGGAGTTCATCATTCTGCGTAGATAGATAGCCTTGATAGAGGTTATCGCAGATGATGTAGGTTTCAAACGGCACACCCTCGAAGTCAGCTGGAAGTGCTTGCTGACGGTTGATTTTGGAGATACGGACAGGAACGGTCGGTAGAGAGCCGAGCCAGTCGAGATGCGGCAGCAGCTCTGCGAGGGTCACGGGTGTAACCTCGAAAAGCAACTTTCCTTTCTTCAAAATGTATGAGCCGGTTTCCTGACGGCCTATAACCTTTGTGCCGCTCCAACGGAGCAAACAAATGGTCTTTATCTCGTCGGTGGTATGCTCTGCGGCGATGAGTTCATAGACGTAACGAAGTTGTTTGTCGCCTAATTCTTGCCAGTCTTGCGGCAAGATGAAGTTGATTGAGATAGTCTGCATATTTAGTATGATTTGATGTTAAAAGAAATAGCCTGTCGATTTCTTTTTGTTACGGAATACAGGCGGTGAGAATAATTCAGCGGTGGCGGAATGATGCCATTCGGGAAAATCGTCCGGGCGTTGCCGGATATAGTTCACTATGTCGGCAAGGCGACGAGTGCTGAACGTTCCGGCTGTCAAATACCCCACGATTTGGGCTTTGACTTGCCGAACAACCTCTCGCCTTTTCGGGGTCAGATCACCGCGCAGATTTTCGGAGCGGAGCGCTGACGTCAGCTCCGGCGACAGCCATTCTTCGGCTAATGAGGCTTCAAGGTCTATGACCTTTGAGCGGAGTTCGAGATACTTTTCCCACTTGGAGCCGGTGGCTCCGCCGACGGCATCGACAATGCCGAGGTCAGGGAAAAGTGTTGCGCCGAAGAAGTCGGCTTGTTTCGATTTGAGCCACTGACTTGCCCCGACAAGTTCGGGCAGCAGAGCGGCGATGCAGTCGTCGCGGTGGCTCAACATCGAGCCTACGAGCCTGTCGACACGAGGCTTGGAGGCCGGGGCGAGGTTCTGAGTGCTGACAACTCCGAAGCCATTCGGAGTAAGCACGATGTCAAGCGAGGGAATAGCTCGGCGCAGAGCGTCGGCAACGACCAAACGACTGCACAATATCTTGATATTGTTGCTGTCGGTATAGCCACAGATAGTGTTATATGTACTTTCCGAAGTGAAAGTCGTTTTTACCCAGTCTTCGGCAAGGTCGAGAAAGTGCGCAAGCCTTTCGATAAAGGGTGTTTCGCCCTTGACCGTGGCGATGATGTTGGGAATATGGGCGCGTAACTGCGCCTCAGTCGTTATCAGTTTCATTGGTGTTGGCGGATTGATTGTTAGACTTGGGGAGAGTTACCTGCTTTGCGTCTTGATGCTCGTCCAGAGTTGTCAGTTGGATAAACGGCACATCAACTGTGACGTTATCCCACTTGTTAAAGCGGATGATGATGCGATGGACGGTAAAGAGCAGGTCGTGATAGGGCTTTTGAAGGGCTTGGGCTATGGTGTAAAGTTCGCGCTTGTCAGAGCCGGAGTTGTTGCTTTGTGCCTTTCCCGGCACAGAGCCTACGAGATTGGAGTGAACACGCATTGTAAAGCATATCATATTGATAGCCTCTTGAATATCGGTTTCCCAATCGCCGCCCTCCTTCGAGTCGTCAATCTTGTTGATTACGACATCGTGCTGTTCTTTGCCGTCGGGCGAGATGTAGAAAGTGGAGAACCAGGCTTTGCCGGAGTTCTCCGCGCCGGTCAGGAAATCGAGGATTTGCTGCTTCTCGCGCACGATTCGCTCCTGTTGTTTGCGTCGGTCGGTGATGCCCTCGGCACGGAAGATGCTCTCCCAATACTTTGCCCCTATCTCGATGTGGTACTTGATTGGTGCTGAGTTTTTCAGCTTCGCCTCCTTGGCGATGCCGATAAGTTGCTTGATGTTGTACCATTTGCCCCGGAACAACGAACCATAGTAAGGAATTGGATAATAGGTGCTATCGACTGTCGGGATGCGCGATATAATCGCAAATTTCCGACAGCGCGTTTTCTTGGCGAGTCTGTCTTGCAGATCCCGCCACGGAGAAGCCGGGTCGAGGAGTTCGATTTCTTCGATGTCGTTGCGAGAGGAAATAGGCTTGCGCCAGTTAGCGTAAAGGATTTTGGCGATACGCCCTTGTTTGTTGGCCGGAGTGAAACGGCAATAACAAGCCTCTTTACGCAACAGGCGCACAATCTTTGTGCCCTCCTCGTTGAGAATAAGCACCGACACGGCGAAGCCGAAGTGCTTAAAATCTTGACTTACTCCGAGAAAGTAGGAAGCGAGGTCGTTGTCAAGAGTGAAGTCCTCGACTTCGCGCTTGACCGATGCGGTGGCGATACAGGTATCATACCGCAGACCGGCACCGTAACAGACCTCGGCGTTGAAACACTGGCAGGTGGCGAGTGGTTCGTCTTTCTCGATAAGGTCAAGGATATTGAACGGCATCTGATTGTCGCCGCCCCACGGAATATAAGAAATGCTATCGTCTACGATAGTCGGCACAATATCCACATCCTCCTTGAACACGGATGCGGAGTTGATGGTGAACGCTGCACGGGCTTCATAGCCCGGCAGGTTCTCAACGGAGTTGAAATTGAGCGTTTCGATATTCATAGCGAAAGGAATTGAGCGTTAAAGAAAAACTTCCAAGTCGTTGACGCGGAAGATGCAGCAGTCGCGGACGCGGCGGCATTCTCCCGATGCCAATATCTTGATATTGCGCCAGCCACCATAAAAATCATATCTCAAAGAGATGCAATTTTGCAGGTGAAGAATAGAGCCGTCGGATTTCCATACGGAAATGTCGACAGGGTCGCCGGAGTTGAGCATGGTTCTTGCCGTGCTTATGTGGATTGATTGCGCCATTGGTTACGAGTAAACAGGGTTGAACGGAGAAGTAAATATGCCGGACGAAGCAGGGAGATGAACGATTGGGCGGTTGTTGGCATACCGCCATTTGAACTTGATTGAGTTGGGTTTCTCGTCACCGTCTTGCATTTCGCAGGTACAATCGGTGATGAGGATAGGCACAATTACGAGTGGGTCGTCGGGATTGGTTGCGTCCGGCTCGATGCGGAATACATCGCGCGACGAAAAGAGTTGGTCTATCCACTCGGCTTCATCGGAAGTCAACGGCTTAGCCTCTACTTCGTAGATCTTTTCGGTGGCTTGATTGTAGAAGCGAGAGGTGCCGTTGATAACGGCGAGCGAGCGGTCTACATCAGTCTTGGCGGTCGTTACTATCGGTAATGCCGCCCAGTCCCATACGTTGAAGCAGTTGCGGAAGTAGAATGTCTCGCGCTCATCGAGCAAGGTGTCAATGAAAAATGTAATGGAACGTTGGCCGACACTGACGCAGAACGTGACGAGTTCGATTTCTGAGGGGCGGACGAGGGCGAAACCTGCCGCATCTGCTATAATCGCATTTTGGGCAATGTTGATTTGCACTACTCCCGATGATGTTGCGGTCTTGCCGGAATCCATATAATATTCGTGTTTGTATATCGCCTCACTTCCGTATTTACGGAAAGTGTGGGCGACAGTATATGCGATGCTTTCCCCCTTTTCGGCATAGAAGAAAAGGGAACTTGTGGAGTTGGCCGTAACACGACGCACGGAGAGCGTTGTCAGAAAGTTCTCTTTGAGGAATACCGATACATCGGCATTTGCTGTGAATCGGTCGCAATAGAGAACGTGGATAACCCACGAGTCGGCTTTATTGTCGATGGTATCGGAGAATACACGGAGTGTAAAGTCGGCGGTGGCGGCGTTTGAGATACGCATATTGTCCTCGATGAGCGTACCGAGGTCGTAGAGTGTCACACTTCCGGTATAGGCATAATACCGTTCGTGAAGCAGTTCGGTGTTACCGGACGCAGTGAGGGTGACATCTATGTATGCTCCATCGACTTCTATATCAACATCTCCGATAGCCGATGACAGGAGCATTTCTTGCGGTTTATATGTAATTCGGTGTGCCATGCTGCAAAAGTATGGCTGATATTACATACCCGAAAAGACAGAAAAGCGGCCAACCCCGGAGGGCTGACCGCAGCACAGAGTCTTTGGCCGGTTTATCGGTCAAAGATTCTCGTGTAGGATAACTCGCGACGGTCGAGTTCTTTCTCTATCGTAACGATGGCATTGTAAATCATGCCGTGTATGAAATCTCCGTTGCTCCAAAGGAGAACGAGGTTCGTGTTGAGTTCGACATCGCGGTAAATCAGATAGATTCTGCAAGCCTCAAGGTAGAGGTCGAGCATCTGTTCATCGGAGAAGGCGATGAAATGGCTGAAGAAAGGAGGATTTTCCATTGTTACGGGATTTATAAGGTGAAACAATCGTGATCTCTTTTGTCGATATGAAGGATTGAGAGCGTGTAATTCTCGCAACCTTTGCAGTACTCGACCCTGATAAAGTCCTGGCCGTCGCGCCAACAGAACCATAGGGCTTTTCGCATAGCGTCCATATCGTCGTCGGCATAGAATCTCCATTTGCCTTTGTTTGTGTAGCAGGTATATTCGTACATGATTGTGAGAATTAGCGGTTAGACTTTCTGGAAGAAAGCGAGGGAGGCTTATGCCTCCTTCGCTGCCTCGAACTGGAGGCGTTCATAGATGTTTTGGGAGATTGTTGCGCCGTAGCGAGCTTTGAGCAAGTGCATATAGCGCATAGCACTCTTGGCTGTCTTGCATCCGCAGCCTACATTGTCCTTGGGGGCCACGCCCTTGAAGTAGACGTACCAGCGGTTGAACTTGCGTTGAGCCACGATGAGCTTGGGAGTTGATGTAGCCGGAGTAGTCTCGACGGCGGGAGCTGCTGTTTGAGCTGTGATGTTCTCTGCGGATTTTTTAGTTTTCTTTGCCATGATTTTGAAGTATTTGGGGTTTGAAATGTGAGCCGAGGCTCTTAATTTTTACGGTACAATCATTGGGAGAGCGCAGAAAGCGGCAATGCAAATAATCCCAAGAAAAATTTTAAGGCACATTGGTTGCCGGTAAATACTACCGCCCATTCATAGGCGGTGGAGATTTATAAAATTTATCGCAGCCCCGTTGGTGGCGGCAAGGAACGCAGCCGGAATAGAGAAACGGTATTTGCAGATAGCGGTGCGCCCTACCTTTGTACAGGAAAAATAGACCTCGGTTCACTCCCCAAATACGAGATTGGTAAATAGAAAACTAACGCAGAGAACGTAACCAAACAGCCCCGTCGGAGAGTCCGGCACACAACTCCGCCTTCAGTGTGGTAGCAAGTTCAGCGGTATGTCGTTCAAGGTTTCCCAAAGCCGTAGGCAGTGGATGCGACCAAAGAGTGTAGCTGTATGGGCTTGCGTTTGATATGGAGCGACACCAAAACATCGGACGCTTTCAGTCGTGGCAAGCGGTGACGGTGTCCGTCGCGCCCGAAAGTCAGACCGCATCACAAAAATGTAGTCCGAATATCCACAAAACAAGGATAGAAGATGGAGTATGCCGACGGTGGACGCGATGCGCCATAGCTCTGCTGTTGGTGCGGCAACGAGGGCAAAGGTAGAGTGCGAGGGTACGAGAATAGCTCTCAATCCTCCGACAACAAATTATGTTTCACCTGACCCGAAACAATGGAAATCGGCAAACGAATAAGGCATGAGAGAAGCAATCTCGATGAGCGGTGAAGCGACTGTCGGGAGCGGAACACCACAGATGAACTCGTTATAGAGGCAGTGCCGGAATGACGATGAACAACGGAGCAAAGCGGTGGCGATGAATGTGCAAGAGTTAAGGCTGCCCCGGCGGACAGCCTACCATTTGAAGGAGGAATTGATTTTTCAGTATGCGTAGCAACCCTGTATCATTGTGTAGTCGACATTGTCGTACATTGAAGCTGCGATTTCCTGGGCATCTTCGGCGTTACGGGCTTCGATTTCTTCTGTGTAGCTGTCGCCGTCGTAGGTGATTACTTCCACCGAGTAGTTTTTGAGTTTGCGGTTGGAGTTGAGAGAGCTGTCGAATATGTTCATTACGTGGGTCATGATTTTGAAGTTTAAAGAGTTTTTTACTGTGCGTCGGGGCGCGTTTGATTTTTACGTGCAATAAGGAAGGCAGTGGAAAGGGCGCAAGCGCAAAAACTTCAAGAAATATTTTAAGCCCACGGCGTTAAATACGACCTGCAAGGTGGAGATTTATAAAAAATTTTGCAAGAAGTCCGGGAGGCCTGTTTTGCGATAGACCGGCACGACTTAACTTTGCAAAGTGAAATATCATAGCGTGTTCCGTGCGTGTTCACAAGTAAATGCCTCTTTGAAATGTCTTGGCAAAATCATAGACCCAACGTAATGAGTAAACATATACGGCAGTGAACGTCCGACCGCTCACCCAAAAACGGAACAGACGCCGTGTAATCACAGACGGCAACAGCGGAACTCCATAGATGATTTAGAAGCCCAGCCGATGAAGAACAGGAGAATAAAATCGCTCAATGTACGAGTCGACGGAACATAAAGATGCAGGGTGAATACTGATAAATCCTCCCTCAAAGGGCATCAAAGCACGGTAAAATTCCTCTGTGTGCGAATCATCGCATCGCGGCGACAGCCAATAAAAAGCCCCTGCGGAGGTGTCCGCAAGGGCGTATGTTATTTCGTTGATAAAACGATATTTACTCTTTCGTTACGATGTTGTATAGGTCTTGGTAGCTTTTAACTACATCATATTTCACAGTCGAATTAGAAAGAGATGCAAAATGACGATGTGCGCACTCTATTTTTGACTTTTCTGTTTCTCTGAGGTCAACATCACGCATTGAGCCTTTGGTTTCTGCTATAAAATAAACGTGTTTTATGTTACCTTCGCGAAAAACAATAGCCCAGTCAGGATTATAATGTCCTAAAGGAGTATTGATATAAAAACCGCGTGGCATTTTTGTGTACACCTCCACATCGTTTTCGTTTTCAAGTCTTTTGGCAAAATCCATTTCTGTGCCTTTACTATCAACGACTACAAGGTCATAGAGAGATTTTGTACTTTCCATAGCATTGTCGCCAAGAATACCGCGAATTTCATCAGCGGTGAATAAGTCGGCATCAAATGTTTGCTCAGTTGGAGAATACGTAATCTTTTTAATGACCGCGATAGCCTTGCAATCATTTATCAGTGAAGCGACCTTGATTATAAATTCTTCAGGATTTACTCGGAAAAGCATAAACTTCGCCGGGCTAATACCTTGTAAGATTTTAATGATTGTTCGGCGAGTCAGACCGGTTTCTCTGACGAGATCACCGATAAGGTCGTATTTCACTGATTTACCGACAGCTTCATGAACCTTCTTGCGAACGGTGCTACCCTCAGTCATTGCAGAGGCGGTTTCTAATGATTCTCTATCGCGAATTTGCTCCAATGACCCCTCAGTGATTTTAATGTGAATTTCAGTCACATTAAGATGTAAGTCTATCTGTTCAACACACTTCTTAATCAACTCCTCCGAACTGAAATCGACAGTATAGAATGAGCGCACGTTAATTTCACTCCAAAGTTCGGCAAAACGAGAATGAGCGAATTTTTCTTCGTCAAAATTAGCGATTCGACGTTTACGACCATCGTCAGGCTTAGTTTCTTTGGGGTTAAATACACCGTCAAGCACTTTCGCAATATATGTTTTTATATGTGCGTAGTCATCGCCGAAGTCAATAGTTCCATTTCGTTTATCATCGTGATATTTTGGAGTCAGGACTCCGTTATCATCGATATAATCTTTTCTGACAAGGCGATTGTTAATAGCTCTTGCCATTTCAAGAGTAACTTTTATCTTATTGCCGTCGGTGGCAGTAAAGATTCTACCCTCAAAAAGCGTAGGAGTAACAACCGTAGGACGATAAGCCACTGCTTCTGCAATTTCATGCTGAAGCTGCTTGGCAAAACTCTCGTAACTTTCAGAAGCGATTACTGTAAGGATGTTGGTGTCAAAAACGTGTTCTCCGAGAACATCTTGGTCTTGACGCTCACCATTCTTATTCACGCATAAGCGCATACCTCGTCCAACTTCCTGACGTTTCTTGGTCGTATTATCGCTATCCTTGAGAGTGCAGATTTGGAATACATTGGGATTATCCCAACCCTCTTTAAGAGCCGAGTGAGAGAATATAAAGCGCACCGGTTCGTCAAACGACAAGAGCTGTTCCTTATTACGCATAATAAGGTCGTATGCTCGGAGTGCTTCTTCGCGTCCTTTTTCTGTACTTTCTTTGGTGTCAGTCATTTTCCCCTTTTTATCCTGAGAGAAATAACCGGCATGAACGGTCGAGGCATGATGGCTCTGCAAGTATTGTGTGTATTCAGGAGAGAAAAGGTTAATGTTCTCGTTTAGAACATTGATATATTCCTCCTCAAAAATATCAGCATATCTGCCGTTTGAAGTGGACGAACCAGAGCCATACACTCGATAATTCTCCACCTTGTCAATGAAGAAAAGGGATAGAACCTTGATGCCTTTTGAAAAAAGCATACGTTCTCTTTCAAAGTGGCTTCGGATGGTTTCACGTATTTGCTCGCGTCTAATGGCCTCCTCGTGGACTTTGCCTGTCATTGTACCCTCATAAAGTTTGGTGCCGTTAAGCAATTCCACCGTTCCGGCGCGACCGTCTATTCTTTGAACAATGCAACGGTCTCTGTATTCAGCAAGTCCTCCGCTTTGTTCAAAAAGATCATACCCTTCACCTACAAGTCGAGTTACTTGTTTAGTGCCGGTTGCAGTCTTGATGTCAAATGAGATTCGAGCCTGAGGATTACCTTTACCGATTACAATTTCTTCGAGGCACAAGAATCCATTGGTGGCTGTCGAGCCAACCTGCGAGATACCTTTAACCTCAATCTTTTTCACGAGTTTCCTGTTGTATGCGTCTATCGCATCAAGCCGGAATACCATATTGTAGATGTCACCCTCTCTGTGGGTTGCAGAATAGAGCAACGTCATAAGTGGTGAGAACAATCGCAATCCTTGACGTGTGCGGTTTTTCTTGTTAGCACCGAGGACGCTCTGCGGCTCATCGATTATCATAATCGGGTGAGTCTTGGCGATAACATCAATAGGCTTTCTCGACCCGAACTCGTCGCGACGGTCAAAAATTATTCTTGATGTTGCGTTATTAGCGGTTTCGTCAAAAGAACTATTGAAAGCCTGCGTGTTGATAATCATGCAATGCATTCCACTATCGAGGGCAAACGCATCAATTTTTGAAAGTTGCTTCGAGTTGTACACAAAATATTGCATACGTTTTCCATACTCATCGCCAAAATGGTCGTCCATTGTCTGGAACGACTTTAAGACCCCCTCTCTAATGGCAACGGACGGTACTACGATAATGAACTTAGACCAACCATATAGTTTGTTGAGTTCATACATCGTTTTAATATAGGTATAGGTTTTGCCTGTACCTGTTTCCATTTCAATAGTGAGGTATGTATCGTCTTCGTCACCCTCGAAATGCTCTATGGGCTTCAATCCTTGCGCAAGTTGAACAGTGCGTACATTTTCTGTAAGCTGTGTTCGGTCAATTACCAATGGAGCATTAGCAAATCCAAGTTCTCCATAGTTGAGTTTGCCCTTGCCTACATCATGCAGAAATTCTGACGGCTCAACGTATGGCTGACCGCGAAAAGCATCAGTAACGGCACGTGCCGCCTCTGTCTGAAACCGTTGATGTTTATATCGTAGTTTCATATGACGCGAATATTTTTCATTGCTTCTTCATCGCTCCAGCCCAAACGCTGTTTGAACTGCTCAAAAATGTTGATTTTTGAGGCATCAGAACTGAAACAGCTATCGCGGAACAACACGCGAAGCGGTGTCTGTTCGGCAATGTACGCAATAATATTATCGGTGATATTCTCAGAGAAGCAAGCGACAAGGTCTCCTTCGTTGACCGTATATACATCGCAATCGTCTATTGTAGACTTCGACATAGGGAGAGATAGTTTAACTCCCCAATCAAGCATTGCTCCGAAAAGGAGGTCGAGGTCTGAGCGGTCTGGCTTAACGTTATCAAATTGCAATCCGAGGTCGTCTTGCGTTAGAGCCGCAGGTTGGAAGTAGACATCTTGCATATTGCTTTCGTCAACTTTGAAAACTCGGAAGCCGGTGTCGAGGGCTATACCTTGCAGTTCCGCTTCCTCTTTAATTTTCTTTCCGGCACGACGGATGCGCTCTTTAGCGACTTCCGTCAGCAGGCAAGGCCATTTTTTCTCGTTGCATAAATCAATTGCATTCTGAATAATTTCTTTTTCACTCGGAGTTGAAGCTGAGGATAAAGATTTATTTAAATCTTCTTGAAGTTGAACAAGAATGTATTTGACAGGTTTGTTCTTATACTCAGTAGATAGACGCATAACAGCTTCAGCCGTTGTTGCTGAACCTGAGAAAAAGTCCATAATGATTATATCATCATCATTTGAACAATCTCTGAACCCTAAGAGGTATTTAATCAAACTAACAGGCTTCGGGTAACTGAAAACTTTTTTGCCGAAAAGTTCAATTTGATAATTCCCCGCAACTTCATTGGTTTCCACATTAACCTTTGAATTGATTAGATTAGATGGAACTTCCGCATCATATTCGGTCTTTTCGTAGGAAGGACTAAATTTGAGCGTTGGGATTTTTATGATTGTTCCGTTCCTCATTTCTTCATCAAGGTAGTCTTGCTGCCATTTGAATTTTGCGCTGAGTTTAACAGGCTTAACAAACAGACCGTCTTTTACTTCAGTGTCTTCAAGCAATTCTACATCGTAAGAATCCGTACCATACATTCCAGCAGGTATTACTTGGTTAGGAATAGATGAAAGAACTTGATTTGCAGGGAACACCAAAGTCTTTATCCCATTTGGCTGATTTAATAAACCGTTGGAACTTATAGATGTTTTCTTTATGCCCGAGAACTTTATAGTGTCTTTGTTTTTCTGATAACAAAGAACATACTCTATTATTTGCTTTGCTTTTTTGGAAAGATTTTCCGGGGTTTCTGTCTTAGCCCAGTTGAAAACGTCAATAAAGTTTCTTTCTCCGAATATTTGGTCACAAATCTTTTTTAGATTAGTTAATTCGTGGCTATCGATAGAAATAAATATTACTCCATCATCAGCTAATAGAGTATGGGCTATTGAAAGTCGCGAATAAATCATTGAGCACCAATCTGAATGAAAGCGGCCATTGGTGTCAAGATTTTTACGATACCTTAATCCATTCTCATCTACATTACCTTCTGCCGCATCATTTTCTTCTGATGATACTGCGGTATTGTCTCGGTAAATGAAGTCTTTACCTGTGTTATATGGAGGGTCAATGTATATCATTTTGACCTTTCCCATATAGGATTTTTGAAGAAGTTTTAGCACTTCGAGGTTATCACCTTCAATGTAAAGATTTTGAGTGGTGTCCCAGTCTACGCTTTCATTGGGGAAAGGGCGCAAGGTCTTACGAATAGGGCGAGCGGCTTCACGGCGAGCCTCGGCTTTGCCGGGCCAGGTGAATTGGTAAAATTCATCGCCTGTGTCCGCAGCTGCATCACCGAGCAACTGACGCAATACGTCAAAGTTCACAACTTGACGCACCTTTCCGTCAGAGCCTGTTGCCTCGGTGAAGCATGAAGGCGCAATCTGATACAGCAAATCAAGGTTGATTTGCGTACCGTCCGCGCTTTGTTGTGGCAATTTTTCTGGTGTCATATATTTAGTGTATTTATTTTTTTAAGTTTGCGAGTTGTGTTTCAAACTCTGAAATCTCTCTCTTTAGTTTGCGAGCCTGTGAGTTGAGTTCAATTTGACGATTAAACTGTTTCTCGTTACGCACTCGTTTTTGTAGAGTTTCAAGCTCTCGTTTCATCTTCGCGAGTTGAGTTTCGATTTCTTGTATTTTGGAAATGGCATCAGAGTTATCAATGCGATAACCGCTCATTTGACTAAAGAAATTGAAATAAACTCTATCAAGGTCAAGCCCATCGATTCTTAATGTAGTATCATCAAGATTGACATTAGTAAGTAAACGGCTTACCTCACGAACCCATTTTACATTTCCTGAAACAACGGTGCGGCGCTTATGTTGCATAAGCAGGTCGAAGCTGTTGCCGTGTTGAATGATATATATGGTGTGCCGAGGAATTAAATCATCAAGACCGCAAAACGGATTGATGGAATAATGGTCGGTCTTACACTGGAAAAAGAAAACATCTATTTCCTTAACTTCATTTCCGTTAGCCACATTGATGGTGTCCGGGCGAAGAACATATAGTAATCGAATCTGTTCAAATTCATCTGCGAGCAAAGTTCGGATAGCCGTAGGGGACGAACTCGCCTTGACAAACTGAACCTTTGGAATCAGTCTGTCAACGAAACTCGATGCAGGGAATTGAAGCGGGTTTTCCATTATTTCGATTTGCTGATTGGTTGCTCTTGAACTTGTTTTACAGTGATGGTGTCGCTTGTAATAACCTCGATAGGTTCTGCTAAATGATTGGATTTAATGGCAGTTTCAATACGTTCAAGGTCATACCTATCTATGGTTGTTGGCTTATTGTCCGTAGCAATGGTAAAGAATAAGGCTCCTAAAGCAGCAATAGCCGATATCCCGCCTAAAAAGGCCGCCCACAATGCAGTACGAAATTGATTATTGTATTGACGAGTCTCCAACGTCTTTAACCCATTATTTACGTAGTCTTCAGCTAAAGGCAGTGGATAAATAATACCGAGACCATATCGCTCTAAATCATTAGCGAAATCAAGATTTATGTCTTGATGATTAACCTGAAATAAAGCTGATACTCCTGGAGATATTTCTTCAAAAGTCAGTGATTTACCAATTACATTTTCATCAATCAGAGTTTTTTTATTTGGTATAAACTCATTGCTTTTATCGTTATAAATGTAATTTTCTCTGTCATATAACAGACTATATTCACGTTGCTTTTTATTGGATATTGTTTGAATAGCAACAAAGCCACAAGCTTCTAATTCTTTAATAAAATAGATAAAGTCAACGACTTGATAGTATAAGGTGTTAAATGCTTGCTTATTTTCCTCGTCACTTGATTGTCGAAAATAAATCGAAATTGTCGGATTATCACCGGATGTCCATTTCAAAGCGAAAAACTTAAATTCATTTCTAAGAATTTTTGCAGCTTGCAAATTTTGAATGGCACTAACCCCTTTGGCTTTAGTTGTAACTAAAGCCTCTATCAGTTTATTTTCTTTATCTGAAAAAAGTCTCATAACTATCTTACAATTAAGAAGTCTATTAACTCAAAATCATCAAGACCCTCAATTTCGTTACGGAAGAAAGAGGTTTCTCCCTCTGAAAAGAGAGAGGCTATATCACTTTCTTCTTTCACTTTTATTATCGACGAGATGGCATCACCGAGCAGTCGGGAGTAAGTGCCCATGTGCCGTCCATCGCGTGTTTCGCCGTTGAACTGACGGCAAAGGTCGAGCAACGGCTCGGACTTGCCACGGCACAAGTGGCGCATACGGTCAAGCAAATCTTTCGGATTGAGATGGTCGACAATGATCTCGCTGTCTTGCGAGATATAGACCATATAGAACGGATGCAGTCGGTTCTTGCGGTCGATGTTGATGTCGTTGCTTCGGTTCTTCAGTACGAAAACAACGCCTTTCGGTGCGCCCTCCTCGGCAGGTACGAGAGCGTGAAGCCCCATAGGGGTATGCTCGATGTCGTGCCCTTGCTTCATATAGTCCAAGAGGTCGAGGCGGAATTCGTTCAATCCCAAGTCCATGATTGAGACGCCGCTGTTCATTTCTTCGAGGTCAACGACTTCTTTTTGCAGTCGTTGCAGTTGGTCGCGGCGATATTTGAGGTCGCCCTGCTCCTCGACAGAAATAGGGTTGTCATCGCCGGTGGCGGTGAGAACCGACACTTTCATACGCGCCTCGACGCGCCCTTTGAGATTGATGTAGTCGTCCAAGTCCATATCGGGCCAGTAGTTGACGAGCTGTATAACCTTGTTGCGCGAGCCGATGCGGTCGATACGTCCAAAACGCTGAATAATCCTGACAGGATTCCAGTGTATATCGTAATTGATAAGGAAATCGCAGTCCTGAAGGTTCTGACCTTCGGAGATGCAGTCTGTGGCAAACAGTACATCTATTTCCTCGGCAATGTTCGGATAGATAGCCGCTTTCTCTTTAGAGACTGGCGAGAAAAGCGTCAGGACTTTGTTAAAGTCGAGCTTTTCACGGAGCTTCACGGTAGAGCGAGCCTCCACATCGCCCGTAATGAGGGCGGAGTGAAGCCCGGTGCGTTCCTTGATGAGCGGTGCTATATTCTCGTAGAGATAGAGAGCCGTATCGGAGAAGGCGGTGAATATGATAATCTTCTTGTTGTCGCCATTGATAGGATGCTCAAACTTCGAGCGAATTTCCTCAATGAGCATCTGAAGTTTGCTGTCATGCTCCGGCGTGATGTCGGCGAGCATAAAGAGCAGCGTGTTCAGGTTTTCGAGGTCTTTGGCAAGATAGCCGCGCCACTGGATATAATCCATGTCGGCGAGGTCGATTTTAGTTTTCTTGCCTCCGATGAAAACAGAGTCTTCGCGCTCGTCGAAGTCGAGACCGCTTTCAAAATCGAAGTCCGTAACGTCGGCATGGGTGCCGTCGAAAGAGTCAATGGCGTTAATGGTCGCCTCGATGAAGTCTTTGATGCGGTTGAGCGTCAGACGGAAGGAGTTTACCGAACTTTCCAAACGTTTGAGCAGGTTAATGCTCATCAGTTTGCGGATGCCTCGCTCACGTCCTTTACGCGATAGGTTGCTCACCGAACCGTCAGCCTTTACGGTCATATACTTGTCGAGACGCGACTCCAAGATGAAGTCCGACGGCGTGTATATGGCGAGGTTCAACTCGGAAACAGAAACATAGATGTCGTTGAAGTTGACAGCCGTAGGTAGGTCGGTAAGTTTCGGGCGACGCGAGATTGGTTTCAATCTCGTGGGGAACTCGCCAATGTCGGTAGTATCGTAGTATTGCTGAATATGCTTTCGGCTTCGGGCGATAGTGACGCTGTCGAGCACCTCGAAGAAGTCGAAACTGAGGCTGTCAAGCAACGCCTTTGTGGTGCGCTCGTTTTCCGGGAGTTTCGACCAACGGTTGAATGCAGTCTGAGCATCGCGGAAGATGTGGTCAATCGGGGCGGAGGTGTTGAGCAACGCATCGAAACGCTCTGCATCCCCCTCGTATGCGAGTTGAAGTTGGTTGCGCAAGTCGTTGAAGCGGTTGTTTACCGGCGTAGCTGACAACATCAGCACCTTGGTTTTGACACCTGCGCGGATAACTTTGTTCATCAACTGCAAGTAGCGGTTCTCACGCGGATTCTCGTCGTTCTCGTCGGTGGTGACTTTGCCTCCGTTGCGGAAGTTATGGCTTTCGTCAATCACGACAAGGTCGTAATTGCCCCAGTTGATGTGTTCGAGGTCGAGGCCGTTGCTTGTGCCGGATGTGCGCGACAGGTCAGTATGATAAAGAATATCATAACGCAGACGGTCGGCAACAAGCGGATTGTTGACGTAGTTACTGCGATATGTTACCCAGTTGTCGTGCAGTTTCTTCGGGCATAATACGAGGACGGACTTGTTGCGGTTCTCATAATACTTTATGACCGAAAGAGCAGTGTATGTCTTGCCGAGACCTACGGAGTCGGCAAGGATGCAACCGTTGTATTTCTCCAACTTATTGATAATGGCGAGAGCTGCATCACGTTGGAAGTTGTAGAGCTTGTTCCAGATGACACTCGACTTGAAGCCGGTGGCTTCATTGGGCAGCACATCTTCCGAAATATCTTCGAGAAATTCGCTGAAGATATTGTATAGCGTCACGAAGTATATAAACTCAGGCGAGTTCTCTTTGTAGGCGTTGGCGATGCCGTCGAGGACTACATCGGTAACTGTTTGCAGACGCTCGCCATCGTTCCATATCTGATTGAAAAGGTCGATGTAGTTCTGTGTGAACGGAGCCTCCATCTTGGATATGGCGGTGGCGATGTTATTTCCCTGCTCGCAGCCGAGTTCCACGGTCGTAAATCCGTTGAGCGGATTGTAGACAACATCATCAACAGTCGCAAACGCCGGCATACCTGCATTTGTGCGGTTGGATTTGAAGCAACATTTGCGCCTAATCCAGTCGGCGCACTCTTTGGCGACGGCTTTCAGCGAGAGTTCGTTGCGGAGTTTAATCTCGAAGTCCGAGCCGTAGAGGTCGCGCTCGCGATTGAGGCGCGGAATATAAAACTCCCGCTGTTGCTTATCGAACTTCTCGGTAATGAAGGCCGGAGAGGTGAAGATGAAGCGCAGCTCGTCGATGCCCTCCAACTGTTCTTTCAGTTCCTGATAAGCGTAAATGGAGAAGCAAGACGCAGCAATAGCTACCTTAGAGCCGGGCTTTAAGGTTGCGACTAAATCGCTTTTGAGCGTTTTGTTTACATTGTCTATAAAATCCATTTTAGAGTATGTCAGATTCTGAAGTATATAATTATGCAAAGGTAGCAAAAATTCCGCTAACATTCACTAAATTAGAGCTGAAAGTTATCGACAAGCGGAGATTTTCGCGCGAATTAACAAGCAAAGGCAAGCAAAAATTGTGCCTACCTTAGCTAAATTTTCAGATTATACCTGCTGTTGGCAATGTAAAGCTATCGTGATAGGGGAACTTTTCACAGCCTATATACAGCGTGTCAAACGCATCAGTACCATCAGTACGATGCTCCAATAAATCCTCCTCACTCTCCGCGAGTTTCTCGCCGGACTTATCCTTGCGGAAGCCGTTGCGTCCGCGGCTGACACCGGCTGACTGGATGGCGAGTATTAAATCCTCGTTGTTGGAGCGGTTGAAGAACGGCATCAGGCGTTGCTTACCTGCGAAGCCTTGGTTGATGAGCAGGTACTTCTCATCGTGTCGCATCGGGTTTCCGAGGTACACGGCTTCGCAACGCCAGCCCTGACGCTCAAACTCATGGACGACCACCCAACGGAAATCCTGTTCGTTGACGGCATAGTTTGAGCTGAGAGCCGTTGCATCGTAATAAAAGACCACCGTCTTGTTACGGTGCGAGGCATAGTATCGGCAGAAGTCCTCGACGAGTGCCGGTATCTTACGCTCAAACTTGACGTAGAACGATTTAATCACATTGAGCCGACGGTCGCGAGGCTGTCCGGCTACAATCCAGTTAATATTTGCATTGTAATCCATACCGATGCAGATGGGCGCGTCCGAGTCAACATCCTTGTCGGCCTGAGAGTCGAGGGTCGAGAAGTCATAATCATAACCGAGGGCGTCGAGGTATTGATTATCGTTGGCATCGTACTTGTGCGCCTCGCGCATCGAGGAATAGAAACCGTCCTTGGCAATTCCGATCCTCTGACAAAGGATAGAGGTTTGGAATGTCAAAGGTGTAAGGTCGCGCTTCATCTGCTTGATGTAGTTCTCACCGAGAAGTTGTAAGTTTTCTATCGAGGAGTATTCCCGATAGTAGACCGCCACTGAACGCATCTTGTTCAGGTCGCGGTCAAGGCGACGGAGGTAGCCTTTGAGATATGGCGGCACCGGCTCGTCTTTGGCGTTGAGCGTGCGTATGCGCTCTTTGGTGCGCCATATCTCGTAAACGGTGGCTTCGATGGTGGCTATCAGCTCGGAGTCCATTTTGTCGCGGTAGTGCAAGAACCACGAACCTTTCTGTGTTTGCGGCATATCGCTCAATATCATAATTGAGTGATTAAAGGAGTGCTTGCCGAAGTACGACTTTATGCCACCGTTGGCAGGGAGTGTTTCATCTTTGAGTTTGGCGTAGTCGATGAATTTTGCTTCATCGACAAGCAGCCACGAGAGAGTGAGCGAGTTTGACGAGCCGGGGCGGTCTTGGCTGATGATGACAGCCACAGAGCCGTTGTAGAAAGATATGATGTGTTCATAATCTTTCGGGTCGATGATGGGCTGACGGAACGACTTGGGCGGTTTCTTACCAACCACATAGTGAAGTCCCTCGACATATCCCCAGCGTTTCCACGCGGCAAGCAGTCCGGGGATGGTGTTGGTGAGGCCGTGTTTGAAGGTCGGCACCACGATACCGCCAGTAGAGCCGGGCATACGCTGCATATTGCGCAGAACAAACGGAGCAGCGATGCTGTCCGTCTTGCCGGTGCGTCGCCCTGCGACGATAACGGTAGTGTTCGCGCCGATAAGCTGCGTGAGCCTCTGAGGTTTATTGAAGTAGACTTTTTTCTCACTCATCGTCGGGGTCGGTTTCTTGCTGTTTTGGGTCGGGGAAAAGAGTATCAAATTCAAGGTCGACTTCCTCAAACTCGACATCCTCAATGTCGATGGTTTCACGGCGGTATTTTTCAATCATCGCAGAGATTTTATCTGCGAGATTGGGAATAGGCTCGATGCCGAGGACACGCGGATCATCGGTAGCCGTGAACGGTTGGACGAGTATTTGGTCGAGCGGTATAGCCTGTTCATCTTCAAGGTCAACGCGGTTGAGCTTGCCGTAGGCGGTTGCCGCTCGTTCCATTGTCTTGGTGTCCTTACGCTTCTCCGCCATTTTGTAGGTATTCATAAGCATTTCATTGGTGCGCCAACGGTGAAAGTCGCGCGATGCGCTGCCGAGCATCGGGAGCAGCGACTTCACCACGGCAAGGTCGGAATAGGCCGTCGTGCGGTGTATGCCGTGGCGTTGGCAGACCTCGGCGACAAACTCGCGGTCTGTGCCGTCGGGGTTGGCGATAAACCAGTTATACATTTCGCGAACACGCAAAACCTTATCCACAAGTGCTTGTGGATAACGGTCGCGGAGTTCAATCTCTTTGGTAAAGAGTTCGGCTCGGCATACTTCTATGGCGTTGGGGTATGACATATAGGCAAAAGGTAAATGGCAAGAGGTAAGAGTGCGTCACTCGTCGTCTTCCATATCGAGCAGATTGCGGTGGGCGTTCTCGATAGCGAGTGGAGAGCCTACTTGTGCAAGCATCATTTCTTGGGAATGTAGCTTGACTTTGGACGCTGCTTTGCCGCGTCGGTAGGCTTTCGACACGTCTGTGCTTCTATCCGCAATGTCGGAGCGAAGCACATCAGCCGGAATATCGAGTATTACGGCGATGTCGGATATTTTGAGGTAGATTGAGGCGTACTTCTCAATCTGCTGTAATTCTGTTTCGGAATAAATCATGGAGCGGCACTGAATGATTGGTGATTAAATCATCGACCTGCGCTTTGAGCGTTGCGAAGATCGCAGGGTCGGTGGAGATAAAAGCTGACTCGTGGCGATTACCTCGTGTCAGGTTCTGCGAGGTGATAACCGAGACGGTATATCCGGCTTCGGATTTTACCAACAAAATCTTGCTGTGATTGTCAGCAAGATAGGTGCGCTCAATAACTTGGGTGATGAACGCCCAGAGTTTGAGTGTCTTGTTCGTCGCCTTATGGTCGAGAACAAGGTTGATGCGACTGACCTTTTTATCCTTGGTGATGAAATAGAGTCGTCGCAAAAATTCCTCGGAGATAGAGAAAGAAGTCTGCCAAACCTCGGCCACACCGACTTGTGCCAATATCCATTCGAGGATGTCGGCAACCTGTACGGCATTTGAAAGATAAGCCTGATACGGCGTTACATTCAACGGACGAAGGATTTGGTCGATATTGGCAGTGCGTTTCATTTCTTTACAGACTTCTTACTTCCGGCGGAGCGTTTGGCTTTTGCCGATCGCGAGGGTGTGGCTTTGGGGGCAGGTTCAGCAACATACCGGTCGTATGCTTCCCAGTTTGCGTGAAGTTTCTTGTCAAGGGCAATCAGCTCTTTCAAGAACGGATAACGCTCGGAGTCCGGGCATGGAGCATTATCAAGCGAGAGCGAGCGGAGGCGCAGATGCACTTCGCGCATACGTTGGAGAAACGAAAGGTTCTCAACGTATTTCGCCTTAATGTCGTCAGGCAAAGAGTCGTGGTCGGCTCGCTTTCCTTTCTGCGGTTGCTTATCGGCTTCGGCGGCAAGCGGAATATGGTCAGCAACAATCTGTTCGACTTGTGCCGACATTTCCTCGACTTGGGCGTGTGTCAACGCCTGAACACGGAAATTGTAATATTTCTGAAGCTGATACTCCACCACATCGTGGCGGCGGTCAAGTTGAGCAACGATGTTGCGATACATGATTTGATTGCCGGAGAGTTTCAGCAGATAGAGTGCGCCTACGGTGTAGTCGCGCTCCGCTTCGGGCGTTTCAAGCCATTTCTTTATGAGTTCGGTAAATTTGTGATCCATTTGAAGGGTCAAAATTATTTTGGCCGCAGGGGTCAAAGTTTATTATTTATTCCGGTGAAAAACACGAGGTTTTTGCCGAGTGGAAGAAGCAGCTCGCGCATTGAAATCATCGTGGCACCGGTGGTAACGAAGTCATCAAAGACGATGATGTTGGCTTCGGTCGGCGGTGTCTTGCCAAAGGTAAAGACAGCCCCGACACGATGCTTGCTGTGGCACTCGGCAAGGTCTTCATAGAACGGTATGCCGAGCAATTCGGCAAGACGAGCGGAAATGAGCGAAGCGAAGTTCCGGGTCTTGTGTCGACGCTTGGGCGAGGTAACGATGCACCAGTCGCCTGACGAAAGCGAGTGACCGAGGATTTGCCGGATAAGGGTGTTCATACCCTCGGCAAATTTCTCCACCATTTCGGGGTCGCCCTTAATGTCGGTCAAGGTTCTGCCGTAGACCGACTTTTTCCAAAGCGATATGATGCCGAACTGCGGATTGCGGTATGAAATTCGCACCTTGTTAGGGGCGAAGTCGCAGCGAGCTTCTGCCTGTTGCACGTCTTTCCATGCCGCACGTTTTTTCTCGGCGAAAAGGTCTTTGGACTTGTCTGTAACAAAAGAGCCGTCGAGGTCGGGAACGTCGAGCGAAGGCACTTCGATGTCGTCCAACATCTCGTCCAACGCTATTGCTCCTTTCCTGACGGCTCTATTATCCATAGTGTCGGCAATCAAGCGTTGGCAGGTTTAGCCATAGTCGGGTCGCAGTACACAAGACCATCTTCCGTTTCGAGCGTACCGATGTAGAAGGGCGCAGGCACTTCGTCGGTAGCCTCGACGGAGATTGTGGTCGAGGTGGTGCCGGTGGCACCCTGACCCAAATCCTGTGCGACAGTCGCCTTGGTCTGCCACTTGTCGTTACCGAGGACTCGGAAGTTACCTTTCATATCCTCGACAAGAAACACGTTGTCGGTGTTGTTGATATAGGCAGCGGCTGCTGACGCATCAGCACCTACTCCGGGGTGAACGGCAGTGAGTTTGTTGAGCTGCGTCTGCGAGGGCAATTCACCCTGAGCCTCGGAGGTCAACTGCGACTTATCGGGGAGAATGTCGATATAGAGCCACTTCATATCGGCAAGCAGAGCAAAGTCGCCTTGCAGTATCGACGATGTCGGGCGACCGAGTTCATCGCGAGGGAGTTGCGGAAAGGCAACGATGTTGCTTTTCGCTGAATAGTAGATGCGGCGTTTCACACCGGGAAGCTCGGGAGTGCCTTGGCACCAACCGAGCGACTTTTGTATTGAGGTACATTTCTTAGCCATAGCGATGAAATTTAGACGGTTATTTCAATGGTCTTGAAACGGCGTTTGTCGAGCGTTTCAAACTGCACACCGAAGAACATAGTGGCGATGTAAGAGAGGATGAATGGAGCATACTCTTTCACCATCACGTTTTCCACATCGCCCATCTGGTCGTAACCGACGAGCATATTTGCCTTGGTGGTAACGTGCATGAACTTCGAGCCTGCCTTGTTGTAGAGGGGGCAGAATTTCAGCTTGCCGTTAGAGCCTTCAACGGCTTGCTGTCCGTACTGCGTGTTGTACGGTATGCCGCCGTGAGTGAGCAGGTAGCCTTCGTTGTACTTGTCGACGAAGTCCTGTGAGCAATAGAGATACAAGTCCTGACTTCTCAGGCGCGGGTCGAGCGAGAACAGAATTTCCTTGGCGATGTCAACGGCATTAGCCGGAGTAATCGCGTCGGTGAACTTCATGTAGTTGCCCTCGGCTTCAGCGATAGCACCATTGGCGATTTCCTTTTCGGTAATCGTGTCGAAGCCGTCGAACAGGTCGGCGGTCGTGTCGCCCGCAGCGTTGCGCTTGCCGTTCCAAACGGCATCGTTGAGATGTTCAGAGAGGTTCTTGGCAATCTTGGCGAGGACGTGGCGAGCGGTGGGCGTTGTCATCTGACCGTCACCCTTGGTTGCGCCCGTACCGAGCAAAGTGGAGATTGCACTGTTCGGCTCGAAGTTGGCGACAACAGAGCCGAAGTAGGTTTCGAGGTCACGGAACTCCATGCCGAGGTTGTAGTCCACGGCACGTTGGGGATTATAGGGAGCGAACTGAGCGTCACCTGTGAGGTTGCCGACGCGCTCCTTGTATCGGATGCCGGGGCGACCTGTCATAAACTGGAGCGTGTCGCCAATGCCGATAATCGGGAGCATAAGGAGGTCAGGGCGATATTTGACCGCGGCCTCCTGATACTCTTGGAGAGTGAATGAGAATTTACCTGCCATAATTATAGAGGATTGATGATTGCGGATTGATTAAACTTCGTTGTAGAGAGCGCGAGCGGAGTTGTAGGTATCTACAAACTGCTCGACATCGTTCTTGGTTGCTTCCTTGCCGGACTGCTTGGCATCGTCCACGACTGCCGAGGTGTCCTCAGCCGGTTTCTTGTCGAGCTTGGCTTGGAGGTTAGCGATGGTCGCGTCCTTAGAGGCGATAACATCGTCTTTCTCTTTGAGGGCGTTGTCAATCTTGACAAGGTCTTCATCAGTGAGCGAGGCTTTATTGTCCGTCAGGGCAATAGCCGAGATGCCGAGAACGGCACACAGGAAAGTGTAGGTCTTATTCATTGCGGTAGTGATTGGATTGGTTGACGGTTTGAAAAAAGAGGTAAGCGCAGTGATGAACTTCCCGAAGATTGAATCGCGGTCGGCTTCAGACAGCGGAATGTTCGGGATAGGCATACCCTCCGAGGCCATAGCGGAAGCGAGAGCATCGGTGAGTTTGGGAGCCGGTTCATCGGCAAGGTCGGTGATTTCATCGACAAAGCCCCATTCGAGGGCTTCCTTGGCCGAGAGCCAACCTCCGACTTTCATCAGGGCGAGCAGGTCTTCGGGCTTACGTTTGCACCGGGCGGCATAGAGTTGGGCTACATTGAGGTCGAGCTTATCGAGGTCGGCCTTAATCTTCTCACAGTCGGCAATGAGCGTGGCGAACTGGTCGGAGTTGAGACTGCCCCACTCGAAGAAGGCCATTGAGCATTTATGCACGAGGTACATAGCCCCGGCATCCATCGAGATATGCGCTGCACCGAGGGAAGCGATGGTTGCAGCCGAGGCATTCAGCCCCACGAAGTGAACAGCGACATTGCCGTGATTGCGGAACGCCGATGAGATAGACAAGCCGGTGGCGAGAGAACCGCCGAGGCTGTCGATAAGTACATTGACACGCTTACCCTCGTTTTGGGCGAGGGTCGTGTCAACGGTCTTGCGGTCGAAGTCAGAGCCTCCGACGTAGCCTTTAAGCGAGATGTTGTATGCGGTTTTAGACATAGAAAATCATTTTGCTATGCCAAAATTACCGCTATATAATTAGCCACTAAAAGACAGAAAAATTTGGTGGAATCGAAATAATGAGATACCTTTGCACTGACAAAAAGTGTGACAAGACACAGTTTTTGTCAGTAGATATGATAATACAGCGCGACACCTATCTTCAAAAACTTATTGCCAAACGACATAATGGCAAGATTAAAATTGTAACCGGCATACGCCGATGTGGTAAATCATTTTTGTTATCAACCCTTTATGCCGGATGGCTTAAAGAGCAAGGCGTTGATAATGAACATATAATCAATATCAATCTTGAAGATAGACGTAATAAGCCATTACGTGACCCCGATGCGTTGCTTGCATACATAGATTCCAAGTTGACCGATGATAAAATGCATTATGTCATGATTGATGAGATACAGCTCGTCCCGGAATTTGAGGATGTGCTTAACAGTTATCTTAATCAGAGCAATGCGGATGTATATGTTACCGGCAGTAATGCCCGTTTTTTGTCAAAACAAGTAAGAACCGAGTTTGCCGGACGTGGTGAAGAAGTGAGATTGCATCCACTGTCTTTCAGAGAATTTATCTCGACAACAAATGCGAATCAGGCCGATGCGCTGCGCGACTATATGATTTACGGAGGGTTGCCGCAAGTTGTTGAAAAGGAAACACATGAAGAAAAGGTAGAGATGCTGAAGGCATTATTTGCAAATACCTATATCAGCGATATTGTAAAACGCTATAAGATTAAGAACACCGAAGTTCTTGACGAACTTCTCAATATACTTGCTTCTTCTATCGGAGGACTTACAAATGCAACGAAACTCGCCAATACCTTTGAAAGTGTGAAGCATGAAAAGGTAAGTCGCAACACCATAGTCAATTATCTTGAATATATCTGTGACTCTTTTTTGATGGAAAAAGCAAGCAGGTACGATATTAAAGGGAAACGGTATATTGACAGCCCTTATAAATACTACTTCACAGATTGTGGGTTGCGGAATATGCGTCTGAATTTCAGACAAGTTGAATATACACATCTTTTGGAAAATGTAATCTTCAATGAGCTGATAGCACGAGGATTCAGTGTGGATGTCGGAGTCGTGCCAAAGCAGATGCGAAATGAGAATGGCGAGCGTGGCAGACAATATCTCGAAGTGGATTTTGTCTGTAACCAAGGCAGTAAGCGGTACTATATTCAGTCAGCTTATAGAATGATTGATGAAGAAAAGGTCAAACAGGAAGAAGCATCTTTAAGAAACATAGATGATTCATTCAAGAAAATCATAATATTGGGAGAATACACTCCTGTTTTGCATAATGAATCCGGGATAACCATTATAAGCATCTATGATTTTCTTTTGAAAGAAAACTCATTGGAACTATAAACAGCGGGAGCCGCTCTTGCGAGCGACTCCCGAAGCCGTTGGGTCAGGGGTCAGAGGCGGCGGAACACATGATTGTGTGCGCCCATGTTGTAGTCCCACATGAACAGGTCGCGAGCGAAGGCGGCATAATCGAAGTAATTGGCAAGACTGCCCATTGACTTTTCAATGTCGTAGCAATCCTCTACGATGCTACGGGCGAAGTCCTCTTCGCTGTCCCATTCTCCGCAGTAGGCTTCATCGAAGTTGTCGAAGTCGTCGTAATACTCCATATAGTCATCGACGGCCTCGTCGCCGTGCTTGTCGCACATTTCCGAGTATTCGAGGATATGGTTGAAATCGTCCTCGTCCATGAAGCCCTCGTTGTACCACTGCCGGGGGAAGCACTCGAAGTCCTGAGCCATCAGCTCCGGGTCTTCCTCGTCGGCGTGGATAGCCTTGCAGAAATTGATAAACTCGTCGTAGTCGTCGAAGCTGCTGAGGTCAATCCACAGGCCGCAGAGCGAGCCGTCGTTGTACTTGCCGTAAGTACCGACGTAGACAGAGGGTTCGCCGTCGCAGCTGCTCTTGTGGTCGGCGATGGCATCTTCGAGTTCGGGGACAGTGAAGTCCAGTTCGTGGAGTCGGTTCACGACTCTTGGAGTGATGTTGAGTTCTCCGAATTGTAATCTCATTGCAGTTGAAATTAGAGGGTTTAACGTATGGTTCATTGTTTTTTGTTTTACGCTGCCCGAAAAGTACCTCCACGGCGGAAATGGTATTAGACAAGGTTTTGTGCGCAAAAAGTTTAGCTGCAACGGAGCGAAGCGTGAAGAACTTTTTTCGTCAAACACGGAGTGCCTGACCTTGGCGTTTCGCAGGGAGGTAATAACTTTGCGGGGTAAAACAAGACGATGAGCCGGGAGTGTTACCCGAAAAATGGAAACGGAGATGAAAGATGAAAAGCAGGGAATGAGGCTCACGGAGAGCGTTGTGCCGCCACGATAGGACGGAACGACTGACCCCGACCGACGATGCTGGAGCAACAAGAGCAGCGCAGACGGCATAGAGAACACCTGTCAATGTGGGTACTTACGAATATGGCAAGTACAATGGCGGCGGTGCCGTCCGTGGCTTGACCGTTGCGGCTCGATGCGCGACACCAATCCCTGCAAGGCTCACGCTGATGGGCAGCCCCGATAAAGAGCCGATGGTTCAGATACAGACTTTGAGAGCTGCTTCCGGCTACCACTGACAAACCGAGGGCGGCATAGACGAGGCGACGAATATTCAACCATAGTGCGACAGGCTCAGCACGAGCCGAAAATCCGATGGCCGGAGTATTACAGACTTGACACCCGAAGGGCTACTGCGGAGAACGGGACACTTGCCTAACATCAAAGAGAGGTGCTACAACGAGATATTGGAACAATGGGCGGACTTGCCGCTTCGATAATGCAGCCGTCCTGTTTATGGGGCTGCAACTTAGGCGCACCCGTGTACCGCCACCGCTGACCGCAGTTCCTGACCCGACGCAGGGTGTCGCTCGCAAGTGTGGCTCTCGCTTACCTTATATATAATATAGCCTTTCCGCTTACCGCTGAAAAACGAAAACCGCCGATCCTCACGGACAAGCGGTTTCCTAACTTCAAAATCTGTGTATGACCTGATGGGCTGTTATATGATGCACGGCACCATCGACTTGATGCTGACGTGTTTTATTTCGTAGGCATATCCGGCGGCATCGCCCGACGGTATGCCGGTCTGCTGCTGACACTCCACAATGGGATGCGGATGCTCGAGCGAGCCGATAAGATAGCTTTGATTGTTTACATCGGTAACGACAAAACCGAGAACGGCAGACCGGGGAAGTATCTCGCTTGTCAGGAACTTCAAGGTGGCGGTGTCCTCGTACCCGGCACCGTCTTTCTTGGTCTGACATTCGCAGGTCGGCTCGTCAAAGAACGATATGGGGTGAACATCCGTGAGGACGGCTACCTGCATACCGCAGATAGCGGAGAGGTCAACGCGCCTCGGCAGGTGTCGGCAATCGACCCAGCCGATAGCCTTAATTCCGGGTAGTATTTGAGTGGATGTTCGCATTATAGCATAAATAGCATAATTGAAAATTTGCGGTGCTGAAATCAATGAAATTTTTTTCGAGAATACTGTTTTTTTGAGCGTTCTCGGTGGAGATATTCATTTCTTTGCCGCTGATAACGCTTTGCAATGGCATTCCAGTTCTTCTCCGAAGCCTCTATGCCGTGCTTCTCCATAAATGCGTAAATGAGATAGTCTTGGCGTTTGCCGATCTTACCGAATTGATGCAAGTCTTCCCACAACTGGACATCGAAACGTTCACGGATGATGTTCAGCAGAGAAGAAAGAGCGTGTTTCGGAAGAAAATTGTAGGTTTCCGCCGGGCGATTGCGGAACGTAGGAATGGCGATGGCCGTTTTGCCGTCGCCCGATTCCGGCAACTGTCCTATTGGACGTTTGGCAAGATAGGTTTGCAGAAGTTTACTCTCTACCGAACCTCGAAGAAGATGCACCGGCACCTCGCCCCCTTGATCGTGTATGAACCATTGGGCGAGGTAATCTTCGAGTGGTAAATAGATGCAAATGTTGCTCATAATCTGCTGCAATTCTTATGCAAAGATACTGATATTCAGTGGTATTACCTATTTTCAAAGAGGGATATAGCGTGACTTCGTGGGACGCTATTTGCAGATTTTCAGCCTCGGCAAAGAAGTGAAAATATATGGAAGCAATATATTTGGAGGGGTGACAGCGTTGACACCGTAGACAGCGAGCCTGTCGAAGTCAAAATGCGATGCGTAAAGCCGTTCTATTACAATACTTTATCTCTTTTTGAAAGAAAAAGAAGATAAGTATAGATAGGGCAGAAAAGTGTCAACGCTTGTCTCCCGAAATTTTCGGATTTCCGAAAATGACTACCAGTGTCAACGATTGTCAACGCTGTATATTTTCATAAGTCGTTGATAGCCAAAGAGTGCTTTGTTGTCAACGGTGACTTTCCGAAAATATACGCTTTTGCTTTCCTCACCTTTGCTTTTGGAAAATAAAAAGGCCAACCTTTGGAGTTGACCTTAGAGTAAAGAATGAGGTTTAATAATGTCAGAACGGCATTTCTTCTTCGTTGCTTGGAGCATCGAAAAGAGAGCGAGGAACTTGCTCCTGTTGCTGTGGCTGTGTCTCAGGCGCGGCAGGTTCTGCGTCTTCGGCAAGTTCCTCCGATTCAGAGATAACCTCGGTTTCGAGGTTCAGCCCGAACTCCGCTTTGAGCATGGCATAGTTGAAACACATCGCCTTTGGGCGGTTTACTTTCAACTTGCGCACCGATGAACCGTTCACGGTCTCAAAAGTGTAGTCAGGCTGTCCGTTGGCGAGAAGGATAGTGAAGCGGTCCTGTTTCAGACCGAGGAACGACGGATGCGAGCGGAGATAAGAAAGCATTGTACTCCAGTTGCTGCGGTTGGCGGTGGCGTTAGCCGAGCTGCGACCATTGAACAGACCGGCCACAGCTGCGCTGTTCAAGTATAACACGGGAGTAGCTTCCGGGAACACCATATCCTCTTTCATTGTTGTACTGCGGAAAGTGCGGTGCCACTTGATGCGGAAATGAGCCTTGTCGATGGCGCGGCCTTGTGTGTGGAAGCCTTGCAGAGCTTCCCAGAAGTCGCCCATCTCCGAACTTTCCTGTGCCGTCTCGTTCTGCAAGCGCATACCGGCCACGGCAACCGTGAGCAGGTCGTTGTAGCTGAACGGAAGCGACAGCACCGATTCGAGGGTGCGGAAAGCGGCAAGTGGTATAATCCAGTTGCCGAAGATACGGTCGTGTATTTTCTCGCCCTCGATTATTTTGGAAAGTTCCGATTTTGTCAGTGTGTATGCACTGGAAAAATTCTTCTCGAATAGCTGACGGTTCTTCAGTACTTCGATAGTAATGTGGGTGTTTCCCAACGAACACATGGCTACAAGATCCTCGTAAGCATCGCGCTCCGGCTTGGAGAAAGAGGTTTTGGAGAAAGCGAGGAACAACACACGGGTAAATAGTGCCATGTCCTGTGTCGGCTTATCCTGACCGCAAAGGGCAATGCCGGTGGAGATGATGGTCTGCGCCGCCATTCCGTCGGTGTTCTGATTCTTCTTTGTTTGGCCGCCGCCACCCCACAAGCCTTTGAGGTATGCGATTTTTCGTATATCAAGGTCGTTCTTATACTCGTCGAACACGACAAGCGAATTGACCGCCTGACTGACGCGGTCATTCATAGCCGGAACGGAGGTAACACCGAGGTTCGGTGGGTCGACGCTGTGGATAAAGAACGACTGGAGAGAGGTGGCAAGCGTTGTCTTGCCCGTACCTTTCTCACCGAAAAGGTTTAGGATTGGGAAATGGCGAGTGCGACTGAACACAACATCGCGGAAAAGCGTGGCGAGCAGGTAACAGAAAGCTATTTTTGCGTTGTCACCAAACACTTTGACAAGCTGCGCGGCAAAGTCATAGAGTTTGATGCCGCTGCGGTTTTCGTGGATAAACAGCCTCTCGAACTGGTATATTTCCGGATTATTCTCGTACATTTTTGAAGTGGCCGGAATATAGAAAGATTTTTCCGGGGCGGTTTCCACGATGCCGAGTTCATCGACGGCAAGGAAACGCTCACCGTTAAAAATGCCGTTGCCAAAAGCAAAGAAGCCGTTGATGGCATCCCAGCCCATCTTGCGGATGCGCTCGGCAGAACGTGTGCCACGATACAGATATTCCTTTACGTTGTTGAGTTTGTCTATCTTGGCTCTCCAAATATAGTTACCGACAGAACCGACGCGCTGCTGAAACGTAGTGAGCGAGCAAAGCTCCGATTCGCGGAACTCTATATCTACTTTCTCGTTGAACTTGTTTACCATACGGAACAGACGTGTGCCGTTGGTTTCGTCCTTGATATGATAGAGAGATTCGAGAATGAAGTTGGAGAGCCTGATAGCCTCTCCCTCGTCGTCGTAAGTATAGAAGCAGTTGTCAATGATATTGAGATTGCACCGGCGCAGAAGTTCTTTTCTGCGCTCGGCTTCAGATTCAGGTGCTTTTGCTGCGGCTTTCAGCCGGGCTTCCCCTTTGGCGGTGCTGATCGCTCCTTTCCATAGCCGGGTCGTGCCGTGCAGTTTGGAAAGGGCGGCAATATATTCATCAGCGATGTTCTGTTCCTTGACATGGCGCAACAGGTCTGCAATTTCTGAAATAATTGTGCGCTCCTCGGCTATCGAGAAAGCCACAGAGAATTTTTTCTCGGCGAGCCAGAGAATAAACGGCTTTTCGGGAATTGAAGCATATATCTCCGGCGAGAGAATATACTCGTCGGCATCGTTCTTGTGAAGTATGGTTGTGCCATCCTCCATAGTTTCTTCGTTGAAAGGAAGTTCTCGGACGGTCACATCGAAGCCCCTGCGCACGGCTTCCGCTCCGTTAGTCATAACGGCTTTGAAGCCGGGGCCGAATGGTTCTTTGTCGGGTGGGTCGGAATCCGGGATAAAGCAGACCGACTGAGTAAGTTTGCTCAGTTGGTCGAACTGGGCTGCACTCCACGATGTGCCGAGGGTGGCGATGGTGTTTCCCAAACCGATGGACTGGAGTCGCAGTACATCAGGCGCACCCTCGACAATGTTATAGAATAAGGCATCACGACAACGTCTTGCCTTGTCGATGCCGAAGATTGTTTCCCCTTTGGTAAATATCAGCGAGTTTGACGAGTTTACATATTTACCCACCTGGTCTGCTTTTGCATCGCCGAGGTAACGACCTGTAAAGGCTATGACTCGCCCGAAGCGGTCGCGAATTGGGATGATAAGACGGTTGCGGAACAGCGTGTAGATGTGTCCGCTCTTTTCATCCTTACGGTAGATGCCGGATTGCAAGAGCAGATCTTCGGAGAAAGTTTTGCTCTTGCAGTATTCGGCAAGCAGTCTGCCGTTCTTCGGGGCAAGACCTATGCCGCAGGTGGTGCAAAATTCTTCATCCCAACGATTGTAAGCATACTCACGGGCTGCTCGTGCCTCGTCGTTCACCTCTACCCGGAGTTGGTCGATGAAGAATTGATGCACGGAAGAAAGGGCTATTAAGACCGCCTCGCGCTTTCTTGCTGCTTCGCATTGTTCGTCGGTCTTGTCGCTCTTTATGTATTCGATGCAGACATTGTTTGCTTTGGCGATGGCTTCAACTGCCCCGGAGAAGTCCAGCCCCTCCTTCTCCATATAGAACTTGATGCCGTCGCCGCCACGGTGGCAGCTGTGGCAGTACCACATATTCTTGCCGGAAGTGATGGAGAATGATGGTGTGCGTTCCGTATGAAAGGGGCATGAGGCGAACATCGTAGAGCCTCGTCTACGGAATTGCAGACCGTAGGACTTCAAGACATCTTCGATGGGCAGGTCTCTTACCGCGTCTATTGTTTTGTCGCTAATCATAGTTTGGTGGCTTTATCCCAGCAGTCAAGAATGGACTGGCCGGTGTATTTCAGTCTGCGCGGATTGTTGTTGCATGGGGATATAAGACCGCTGCGGCGCAGTTTACGCAAGGTCTTATGACAGATGCCAAGTTCGGCACAAGTCCGCTTTACTGAAAATACACCTTTGGGGTCACACATAGGACGAAATTCTGTCATGGTGCCACCTCCTTTTCTGCCGGAATCTTCTCCGAAAAGATATGTTCTCCGGCTTCATGTTCTATTATCTGCTTGCCCTGTTCGGAAATACGGCAAGCCATACACTTCCAGTTGAAAAACGTCTGACGTTTTACCCCGGCTTTCTTCACTACCGATGTGACGAACTCGACCCTCTCACGATAGGTGAGGGTGTCGAGATAGGCGTTGAGCTGTGCAGCCTCAATGTGTTTGATTTCATTGGTGGTTGCAGTATGACGTATAGCGTCCATAGGCTTCAGTCTTAGATGCGTTTAGAGAGCTTCAACAAATCCGCACCCAGAAACTCGGTGCGGTTGTTGACAACTCGGAGGTGAGGATGTAAACGCTGAGACTTCGCCCAACGCCATATTGTTGAGCGGTGAACGCCGAAGAAGTCTGCTGCCTCCTGTACGGTGTAATACTTTTTAGGGTCTATTCCTGTTGCGCTTTTATTTTCTTGCATAGTTTTACTTGATTTAGGAAAGTGAAACTTACTTTACACGCGCAACCTTTACAACTCGCTCGTCAGGGTGCGTAGATGTACGGTATTTGCGTCCGTTGGAAAGTCCAACTTGTGAAGCATAGGCTCTGACGTTGACGGTTTTTTCTATCGGTATAGAAATAATCTCACCAACGTTCATGCTTAAAATTACCTCTCTGAGGTTGGTTTTTGTCGCATTTGGTTGCATAACTCGGATTTTTTTTATACCTTTGTGGGTGCAAAGATAATAATAATTTTTGATAGTAAAGCAACACTTTCTACAAAAAGTTATTCAAACTTTGCTACAAGAACAATTAAACGGCACGAAAGATATGGCTAATCTCAAACTTATCAAGGAATTGGCGCAAATAAAGGGCATGACGATAGATCAGCTCGCTGCCAAGGCAAATGTTACCACTCAGGCCATACATTTGATGGGGCGGAGTGGAAAAACGAAAATGGAGACGTTCGAGAAGATTGCCGAAATACTCGAAGTGCCTCCGTATGTATTCTACGATGGCAACTTCGATGTAAGGTTGTTCCGTGACTATGTGGTAAAGGGACATCACAATCCCACTTCTTTTTTTGGTCCCATCTATAACGGTGGCGATGCTCCTTTTTCGGCAAAGGATAGCGAGGCAGATTCTAAAGCCGCAAAGGAAATGGAAGAAGCACAAAAGAAGAATGAGGACTTGATTAAGGCGAAGGATGAAACCATCAGCGTACTGCAAAAACAAGTCGATGATTTACTCGCCGACAAGTCGGAGATGCGCTCGGAACTTCAGGCATTAAAGGCTGAAAATGCGGAGTTGAGAGCGCGATTAAATGAAAAATAGAAAAATCTGCAAGCAAATCTGCAAGCATACAAAAAACATAATTATTAACTCACTGAGTGTGAGGCGGTTTTAGTCAGCAAACAGAGTTCTGAAAATCCTTGTGTCCCCGGTTCGATTCCTGGTGGCACCACTTTTTAAGAAAGAAAAACGATGTAAATCTCTGAATTTCAAAGAAGTTCAGGGATTTTTCTTTTCCAAGAGTAAGCAAAATTAGTGGGATTGAAGCAAACTATACGTCCTTATTCAAGGGACTGTTTTCAAAAGCCCGGAATGTTCCACTGCGAAGTAGTTACTTCATTCTTTTACAGCACGTTGCACTATTTTACATAACAGGGTTCTCGGGGGTCAAGCCGAAATTCCAGTGCATATGTTAAATCGAGGTCGAGAGAATGTTAA